GGGGTTACACCGAACGCACCGCGCTACGAGGCATCTCGCTCCCTGGCCGGGAACCTCCACAGCTGTGGATTGGGAGGACAGTAGACCCCGGTGCAACGACTCGTCAACCGGGGTCGTGTTAGGTTCTGGATCCAGAACCTAAACTTTTTTGAACGACTCGTCAAATCAGCGGTGCAACGACTCGTCAACCGGGGTCGTTTTAGGTGTTTGGTGCCAAACACCTAAACTTTTTTGAACGACTCGTCAAATCAGCCCTCGAACTGAGCCGGCGGCGGCCTTCGCATGCGCTGCCGCATCTCCTCCATGCCCTCTTCGAGCGTGATACGGCCGCCCTTGGCCCTGACCTCCTCGTTCATGCTGTCGAGATCGGTGAGGACGCCGAGCGCCTGCTCGTTGGGTTGGTCGAAGTGGAACTCCCGCATGTACTCGCGGTATTCCTTCTGCGTGCACTCCATGGCGATCAGCTCGCGCCACATGACGGCGCCCAGGAACTGACCGTCCTTGATCGCCGTCGTGTCGGCCGACCAGCCGGCGCTGCGCACGTCGTCGTACTTGACGAACTGGTAGCCGAAGCGTTGCCGGCGCTGCGGCGTGTCGACAGGGTGGCTCGTCGAGACCCAGCACCGATGATACCCCGCCCGAGGCGGCAAATCGGGCAGGGCGCTCTCCTGCCAGCGTCGCCTGATCTCGCGCCGCCGCTCGGGGTCGGTCATCTGCTCGTCCTGCTCGCGTTCCATCGTCGAACGCTCGACGCCCCCGTAGTCGGCGCCATGTCGCGGATCGTCCTCTCGATCAGCCTGGCGGAGTCGTTCGTCTGCCGCGGGTTCCTTGGTGGTCTTTTCGTTCGGTGCCATGTTCAGCCCTTCCCTAGCGTGCCGGCCTTGGCCTTGCGTTGGTTGTCCTGCCAGCCCCTGATCAACCTGTCCCGCCGGGCCTTGTCGTCGGCCGACAGGTTGGCGCTGTCGAGCAGGTTCTCGCCGTCGAGATATTCGCGCATCATCGGCTCCAGGTGGAAACTCGGCGCGCGGCCTCCGCTGCTGCCCCGGCCGCTGCTCGATGGTGGGCGGCCACCGTTGCTGCGACGGGGCGCATCGTCCTGATCCTCGGTGTCCCGCTTGCCCTCGGGATGATAGCCCCGCGCGGCCAGCCGAGCCTCCAGGGTCGTCCAGTACAGCTTGGTCTTCGGAAGGTATCCATCGGCATGCACGGTGTCGTCGATGGCCTTCATGATCTGCGAGTCGGCGTCGGCGCCCTTGGAGTCGAAGTAGCTGAACCGCTCCATGAAACGATCCAGGTACTCCTGGGTCCGCGAGTCGTCGGGCTCGGCAACACGCGGCGGCGTACCCTGGGGCTGCCCTGGCGAGCCTCCTCGTTGCTCCTGGAAGCGGGCGTCGTTCGTGAGTCGTTGCTTGTGCCCGCTCAGCTGGTAAAGCCTGCCAATCGCTTCGTCGCGCATCGTCAGGACCTGACGGCCACGCGCGCCGTCGCTCTCGTTGATCGCCTTCTCCAGCTGCCCGTTGCACGCATCGAGCGCCGCCTGGGCCGCCCCGATCTGCGCGTCGATGGTGTGCAGCGTGATGCCGATCTGGCCCTGCGTGAGCGACCCGATGGTCTTCTCCAGGTGCTCGATCTTGGAGTTCAGCGCCCCGATCTGCGCCGACGCCGCCGTCTCGGCGTCGCGCTTGGCCCGCGTCCGACGACTCCGCCGGCTCTCGCGCTCGGCAATCTCGTCGTCGTCGCCCAGGTCGTAAGCGAGCCGGGAGTCCTCCTCCTGGTCGTGCTGGCGCTCCTCGGTTTCTTTCGGCGTGGGCTCGATCTTGGCGACGACTTCGTCCTCGGCAGTGCCTTGATCGTTCGGCGTCGGGACCATCACGATCCCGGCGCCCTGCGCCGTCTCGCTCTCTTCCTCGCGCTCGCGGGGTTCTCTTGCCATCTGCAATCTCCTACGACGTGATGACGACAAGTGGGTCGCCGGCCACCAGTCCGATCAGATCGGTGTCGCGACAGATCATGAAGACCGCGTGCTCGTCGGGATCGGCGGCCCCCGGCACCGGAACGATCCAGCGGTCGCCGCCGTACATGGGACAGCGCACGAAGTCGCCGGCCGCGCACCAGTCGCCTTCGGGCCACGGCTCCAGCGTGTCTCGCCGCCTGAACGCCGACGGTCCCATCTCGCGTACCAGCCCGGTTTGCACCCGATAACGCTCGGCGTCGCGGGAGTCGTCGGGAATGATCAGGCCGCCCTTGGTAATTTTCCGGGGCATTCTGAGCTGCAACAGAATGTTGTAGCCGAAGGGCCTGATGCCGGGATCGATATCGGGGAACGCCCACTTCATCGCCGGATCGGTGGGAGTGTGTTTGAACAGCAGTCTCTTAGCCACGACGAACTCCTTGTTTCATGCCTCGAATGCAGGATCGTTGTCCCGCCGGTCCTTGTTCTCCACGTGCGATTCTATCCTGTCGCGAACTTCACGCAGAAGCTGCAGAGTGCCTGCCACCCGGCCGAACCCGAATTCGGTGCGCTGGTCGTCCTGCGGGCGCTCCGCCCCGTCGATAGCCTCATCGCGCAAGGCGCCGAGGATTTCGTAGATGACGGCGAGGGGTATCACTTCTTACGCGGCTCGCACTTCTGCTGAGTCGCGCAGGCGACGGCCTCGGGCAGCTTCTCGCCCGCGGCTAGACTCTTCTGCATTCTCACGGGACCGGGGTTCGGTCCAACACGATCTGACATTCTATCCTCCATCAAGTGATCAACGACTGAACATAAAACAAGGACGAGGACTCATCGCTTGCCTCCTCCTCTTGGCCACGACTTCGTGGTCATCCTGGGATCGTCATGATAGCTCACCTTGCCGCCCCGCTTGAAGGCGGCGGCCGGGATGCCCGGCGCGAAACCATCGGACGGAGACGCGCCCTCGGGCGCGGCCGACCGGAACGGCGTCCGCAGATCGCCGCCCATCTTAGATGCCGCCGTCGCCTTGGGGCGGCCGACGCCGCGAACTCCGAAGTTGCTCGGTCTCGCCATTGTCCTCTCCTCACCTGGCTTTCGAACGACTCGCCGCGGCTTTTCTGGAGTTCGCCCCTATCTTGGCGACCTCGATGGCCGTCGCGTTGTCCTCGTCGTTCATGGTCATGTCGACCTGGTTGCGCTGCTGGGCGACACTCTCGGCCGAGTCGTTGGCCATCGCAACCCCCTGCGCCTTGAGAGATTCGGCATGCGCGGCGGCCATGGCCTTGGTCATCTCGATCTCGTGCTTGCGCTCGGCCTCCTGCGTCTTGAACGCGATATCGGCCTCGGATTTCCCGGCGTCGGCTTCCATCTTCTGCTGGGCCATGGCATCCTTGCGCTGCGCCTGCTCGGCCTTCGACTTCTCGGCCACCAGGGTGAGCTGCGTCTTGGACTGGTCGGCGGTCTCCTGCCGCGTCACGTCCTTCATGGCCACGATGCTGGGGTCCATCGGCATCGGCGGGGCGAAACGCTGCATGAGCTGCTGGGCACGCGCCACGATGGCCGGAACCTCCTTCAGCGCCTCATTGGCGTGCATCATGACCTCGGGGGTCAGCTCGGCGAGCATACGATCCAGGGGCGCCTCGTAGGGCGGCCCAGCCATGCTCTCGATGGTCAGCTCGGGGTTTCCCGTGCGCTCCCTGAGGGCTGTGTTGGCGGCGTCGAGCATGGCGTCGGCATACCACAGCGCGACGTGCTCGCCGATGTGCGGCAGCATGACCGGCAGGTATTTCGGCGCGATCACGGTGTTCGATCCGAAAATCTGCGACTCCATGAATGCCACATGGACCGCCAGGTGGGCCTCGTGATCCTGTCCTGGGAACGCCTTGATCGGCAATCCTGTCGACGCCCCCGTGTTCTCGGCGACGGCGTTCTGCTGCACCGGCTGGGATTGCGGCACGAGGAACTGCTCGGGCTGCGGCACGTTCATCTGCTTGAGGAAGTACAGCTCGACATTGCGATGCTGATAGAGCGAGCCGGCGATGGGATCGGCGGCACGCGCTACCACCATCTGCGCCTGGGCGCTGCGCTGCATGTCGCTGAAGATACGTGGATCGCTGACCGGCACGACGTTGATCGGCCCGGCGAAGTCGGCCCGCGTCACGATCAGCTCGCCGAAGCTGTCCTGGGTTTGCACGTCGTTCAGCGTCTCGGCGTTGATCTCCCACAGCTGCTTGAGGAAACGCCGCATCGAGCGGTGCATGCGCGAGTGGATCGCCCCGAGGTTCTTTAGGCCCTGCTCGATGAACATGTTGGCCGTGCCGACCGGCGTGTTCCCGCTGAACTTGTCGTACTCGTCGAACGTCGTGCGGATGACGCCGCGCGCCGCATCGACGGTGAAGCCGAGCAGCTTGAACAGAACCTCGCTCGGCGCCGGGAACGGCAGCGGCATGTAGGTCTTGCGAATGTCGTCCTGCGACAGCGAACCCTGGACCTCGGTGGTCTGCATCGGTTGCGCGCGAATGTTCTGGCCGCCCGCCGTCGCGCCGCCCTTGAGCCGCACGCCGGTCTGGCTGTTGCTGAGGAACGCCGAATCGAGCAAGGCGCGCAGCGATCCGGTGGCCGCGCCGCTAAGCCCGCCGATCATGTGCGTGAGGCCGACGGGGTAACCTCCCCGCCACGGCCAGAACGGCCACTCGATCAGGAAGTCGAGTCGTTTCTGCGCGGAGTCGTTGGGCTTCCAGTTGCGGTAGATCGCCAGGATTTTCCGGGTGTCGTAATCGACCGTGACGAGCAGCGGCTCGGTCTTGTCGTCGGAATCTTCGAGACCCTGTATGACCGACGACTCGAAAACCCGTCGTACCTTATCGATGTTCTCGGACGGCTGGTTGCGCCCGATGATGCGGTCGTTCGAACGCTCCGACCCAGTCTCCTCGGGCGTGTCGCTGGCAACCTTGGGATCGAGCACGTCGACCCACAGCCCGCTCGCCACGTTGGCGGCATACTGCCAGCGATCCACGTCCATCTCGTGCGTGATGCGAGGCTGCGTGTAGATCGCCCCGTCCGACCACGGCCGATGAACCTTGTCGATGGTGATGGTGATGGCCGACGGGCCGTCGGCGTCATAGACCATCTTGCTGTAGAACGCACCACCCAGGGGACACTGCGTGAAGCCCATCTCGAACTCGTGCGGCGTGTTCGGCATCAGCTCCATGATCTGCAGGTTCATGTAACGCGCCACGCGGTCGGCCTTGTCGTCCTTGTCGTTGTTCGGCTCGCCGATGGTCTTGGCCTTGACAGGTCCGTCGGGCGGCATCAGCTCGGCCATGACACGGGCCGAGAAATCGATGCACGCCTCGGTCAGCACCGGATGAACGACTCGCGATGCACCGGGGAAGCTCGCGCCTCCTGGGGCGTCATCGCCAAGCCCGGTGCGTCGAAGCCCCTCCTCGTACTGCTTGTCGCGCTGCTTGCGCGCCTCGATGTCGACCTCGATGGCATCGAGCAGATCGCGGGCGATCTCGGCCAGCCGGTTGGGCGGCAAGGTTTCCGCCAGGTTGGCGTAGTGATCCTGCTGCGGCGGCGGACCCGGCGGACCCGGCATCATCAGGTCGGCGCTGCCGTCGTCGTTCAGGGTCAGGTCGGAGCCGGCCGGCCGTGCGACTTCGAGCTGAGTCGTTCCACGGGCCGACCCAGGCTGCGCGAAGGGGTCCATCGCGCCGCTGATATCGCTCATCGAGCCCTCCCGCTATTGCGCAGCATACCGCCGCACGCCCAGTCCTGCGTCATGGTCGGATGGTAAAGCAGCTCGTCGTCGGAGACCGATCCGCCTTCGGCGTAGCCCCACGGCGAACCACCCCACACGCCACTCGTCGGCGCCTGCCCGCCCATCGGGTAGCCCCCGTAGCCTCCCCAGCTGCTCTGCTGGCCAGCCGCGCTCTCTGCTGCTGCATGTCCTTTGGAAGTGTTCCCATACGTCCGGTTTATTCTAGGTGCAGGATAAAGCCCGTTACCCATGCTCTGGTAGCCCCAGCCAGGCCCTCCGTTACCCTGGCCCCCCAAATCCCCGTAGCCTCCCCAGCTGTTCTGCTGGCCGCCCCCCTGGTTCATCATCGCGAAGAACTGGCTGATCATCGCCCCCCAGTCGGGCGTCTGGCCCTGGCTCTGCTGGGGCGGGGGAGCGCCACCCGGAATCGGCGGCTGGATGGCCTCGCCCTGAGGCTGCGGGGCACCGCCAGGCATCGGCGGCTGGATGGCGCCCCCTGGGGTCACGCCCGGCGCCGACGTGGGCAGGGGAGGCTGTACGGCCTCGCTCGACAGGGGACCGGCGCTTTGCGAGAGCGGTCCGCCCACCACGGTGCCGCGCCACGGGCTCGACGACTCGGGCTGTGCCGCTTGGGGTGCCATCTGGCCGTTCCAGGCGCCCGGTACGCCCTGGCTCGGTACCGGAGGCTGCTGCGCCGCCTGGGGGGTCATCTGGCCGTTCCAGGCTGCGGGGGCGCCGACCGGGCCGCCGTCGTCGAACCGCGGCCGCGCCCTCCAGGCCCTGCCCGCCGCCTTCGAGACAGCACCCGAGCCTGTCAGCATCCCCACCAAGTCTGCCGGCGCCAACGAAGGTCCATACTCGTGTCGCAAACCCATGTCGGGGTTGAACAGCTCCGCCATGGTCTCACCATGCCTTCCCACGAAATCGGCGGCATAAAGC